TGACCAGAAACAGTTTCTTGTGGTTGACCGTGTGGCTTAGTAATGCCTACACCATCTTTTTCTGAACCAACAGGAGGAGTAGCACCTGGAGGAGTTGCAGTAGGAGAACCTTTTGTATAGTCTGGAAGACCATCAGTTTCTTCTTCTGGTGAATGACCAATTTCACCCACATCGTTAGTACCATAAGCAGTCTTAGACTTGATACGGTCTTTACCTACTTCACCCATTGGATGATGGTCTTGACCACGAGCGCCTTTTTTAGCACTAATGTTTGAGTCAAAAGTTTCTTTTGCACCTTCGGCCAAAATTGCTTTAGCGGCTTCGGACAGATTAAATTTTCCCATTTTGAAAATCTCCTTGATTTATTGGATATATTTATATTTAAAGTTTTTTCATGAAGTTCTCAAAAATGTGTAGACTCACTTGTTCAATCTCTGAGCGTGAAGCGTGGCGAATTTGTTTAATTGCCTGAGAGTGATCCTGTTCAGTCCAAACACCATTGACTAACATCCATTCTTTGCCTTCCATAATACCTTGTACAAATGCACCAGGCGCTGAAGGGTCTGCTACAATATCTGCCGCTGTGGCTAGATAAAAATCGTTCTGAACAACATTAACACCGTTAACGTTTTTCAATGAACCCATGCCTCTAGATGATACACCTAATTGTGCACCACCTTCAATTAGACTACGTGCTATGTTACCCATAGGAGTGTCCAAAATTTTTGCTTTACCAATCCATTGTGTTCCATCTTCACTTAAACCTACAATCATATGTGATACACGGTCTAAGTTAATTGTTGGAGATTCTGGATGACCTAACTCACCAAAGGCACGATTTTTATTAATGTAATCTTCAGTATAACGATGAACCTCTTTTTTCATGGTGTTGTATTCATACAAACGACCATTACGGTTTTTCTTTTCAGATACTAAAAAAGGTCCTTCAATATACAGAGATTTGCTACCGTTTTTTTCTTCGGTAACATAATTTACTGTTTCGTTAATTTCTTTAATAAGCTTCATTTTTATAGTCCTAATGCAGTTCTTTTTCGTAAAGATATTTTTCTTTTTCTTAATGACGTTTTTAACTTAGCCCTGCGTTTAAATTTTGACCTTCTGGCCGAAATTTTACGATGTCTGCGTTCAGCAGGCATCATTCTTGTTAATTTACCACCACGAATGGTGTAACCTTTAACTGCCGAAAACTTCTTACGGCGCTGAATCTTACCTTTACGGACACGAACCTTAACTAACTTGGTTCTACCCATCTTTAAAACATTTGCTTCACCAAAAATTTCTTCAGTTAACCGCAACTTAATTTGGTTGAGTTTTTTCTCAACCAAATCTTTAATTCTAGTATCTAATTCGTTCCTTGCTTCTACAAGTTTATTAGATAGAAGTTTTGAAACAAACACATTCATTATGGATTCGGGCTCAAACCATAATTGCCATAATTGAATGCTGCAGGATCATTAAACTGACCACGCTGATAGTAAGCATTATCTTTACGCAATTCAATAATAATTGTGTAAGATGTATTTGCTACCATACCTCTTGTACGAATACCAATATCTCCGTTACAATCTGAAACACCATCTGCACCATAAGCAGCGTTTGGAAGAGTTACCCAATTTGAGTTACCATCATATTCGTATGTACCACTTAACATTAAAGCACCAATAGTAGGATTAGCATTCCAATACAACTCAACATCACTTGTAGTTGCATTAACTGTGTCGTACCATAAACGGTGAATGGATAATCCATAATAATCTAAAGGAGTGCCACCTTCACTCAATAAAGTACCATCTGTATTCAAAGCACCATATAGGCTGTTTGCTGAAATTTTGTTTGGATTATCTTCTTGACCAGAACCGTCAAATTTACCTGTAAGTTTAATCACAGCACGTTCTGTTGTGTCTTTAATAATTTGTGTAGTAAATACGTTTCCTGGCATTTTTTATCCTATTTAAATTCTTCTGGTATCGTTGAAGATGACCATTGCATTGAAGTATATGGTACTGTTACATATTTATGAATCTTATCCACGTAATATAACGCAACTCGTTGATTGTTTGGAAACTGACGAATTGATTTTCTTTTCATAACCAAAACGGCAGGAGGATCTACAGGTAATTCCTGTTTTTTCTCATGCATTTCGGTCATAAATTGACTAAACGTTTTCATCCGTTCCTTCAGATTCTTCTTCTTGTGTCTGTGCAATTAAATTTTGTGCCACAGCTTGTTTAGCGGCATCAATATGCGCAGTCACTTTATCATGAATGGCAGAATAGAGAGCGTTTCTAAATTCAACACCGTTATCTTCTGCTGCGTAATCTATAATTTTTCTAGTATCCATTTTATTTTCCTCAAAATATTTATAATATACGTTTTAATGCTACCAACGTGGATTCTTTTGTTTGCTGCTTTTTCTGTTCTTTTTGTTGAATCTTCATCATTTGTTGCTCGTGTTCTTGGTCATCAGGATGTGTTGGCTGTGCTGGTACTTGTGCCATCATCTGTGCTTGAGCAACGTCATTAGTTACACCAACTGGTAATCCAACACCATCTTTTTGTTCTTGGTCCATCTCTTTGGACATCTTCTCAATTTCATCATCGGTTAAACGTAGAACATTACGTTGAATCCATGCTTGTGAGAAGTAACGGCCTGTATATGGATCAACAGCACCCAACAAAGAAAGTCTTTCTTTTACCAATTCTGCATCTTTAAGTTCACTAAAGTTATTATCTTTAATGTAATCGTAATGGATGTGTTCTCTAAAATCATTCATCCATTCTTCAGCGGTACAAATACCTTTTAATACGCACTGAGTTTTGAGAGCTTGGTCAAATAAGTCAGAAAACTTATTACGCAATCTCTCAACAAATTTGGAGAACTTAACTTCATCTCTAGTAATCTCGGTACTTCTACCTAAAGAGAAACCTGATGTATCAGGATTCAAACGAGAGATTGGAACATTTAACGATTTGTATAATTTCTTTTCAAAATACTTAACATCTTCCAATTCACCTAGGTTTTGACCACCTGGTAATGTAGTAATTTCTGTACCTTTTCCACCTTCACGGCGTGGCAACCAAAAATCTTCTAACATTGAAAGGTGTTTACGGTCATCACGGACTTCACCTGTGGCTGAATCATATACAAGTTTGTTCTTGTATTTGACCATAATATCACGAAGATATTGTTCTGCCTTTAATTTTGGTAGATTACCCACATCAATGTAAAAAATACGGCGCTCAGGGGCACGGCTAATACGATAGATGACAGTAGCATCTTCAATCATCCTTAATTGGTTTAATGGTTTGATTGCTTTGTGAATATAAGACAATACCACGGCACGGCGAGAATCCATGAGACCAGAAACAACTGAGATAATGGAATCTGTGGTAATACGGACACCAACAGGACCAAAGTTGCTAGAAGAACCAGAAACCACCTTATCATTGAACAAATAGTATTCATTAATGACATTCATTACCTCTGCACCAGTACGCTCATCTTTTTTCTTTTTGATTTCACGAACCTTACGGAGTTTGCGTGGATCAATGTAGCGTAATTCTTTAACGCCTTGAGTTGGATTCTCACGGTCAATAATAATATGGTAGTACATTCTACCATCGACATAGTACCTACGGAAAATATCCTGTGCCATGTTATTATAATTTAATAACCGTAAAATGGTATCAAATTCAGCACGAATAGCCGTTTTAATTTTTTCTGGTTGTTTTAAATCATCCAAAACAACCTTAATATTTCTGCCATCATCATCTTGGCAAATTGCTTCGTTTACGATATCGTCAATAGCAGATTCAATTTCTGGTTGCATTGCCATTTCACGATAACGAGATATTAATTCTACCTCGTTCTTTGCAGTTCCATCTAAGTCTACGTATGTACCATAATATGCGGCAGATGTAATCGTTAATGCACCATCATCATTTGCTGGTGGGCTAAATGATTGTTGGGTTTCTTGTTGGTCTTCACCACGAGATATGGTAAAGCCAAATAAAGAGAATTTATTTGCCATTTTTTTCCAGTTGTCAATTCAAAAACACATAAAAAGGGACCGAAGTCCCTTTCATA